AGCTTGCCCTGGGTTGGGAAGTCCATATATAGACCATACAGGTTGTTCATCCATAGGTCTTATAGTCCTTTCAGGTACTCAACCATGTTGGTATATCGGTTAAGGGCAGATTCTTTTCTGTCGTGCTTGATGTCCTCAACACACTTCCTGACAACTTGCCAGATATATTCCAACGTCTCTGCATTACCTTGAACTTTCGGAAGGAGTTGATTCTGCATTGCATAGTAGTCATCAACTAGCCCTTTAGGAACAAACTCATCCCTGAACTTCCGGAGGAGTGTGAGTTCTTCGCAATCATCAGGAAGACCTTTGTATTGACAACAAGCAGTAGTTAGGTAGCAAATACCACCTTGTGCAGAAGAGTTCTGTCCAGAACCAGTATTCTGACCTGCACTCTGTGCGCCGTACAGTGAGTTAGAATTAGACACAGCGGTGTTGGCATTAGCAGCAAGAGGTGCAAACACATTGCCAACTGTATTGAGAGCAGTATTGCCAGCATTTGCAACACTAGCAGCATTGGCTGTTGTCTGATTCATCAGCCCAATCTTATTGTTAAACGCATTACCAAAGTTCATAGCATTGGCAGTTGTGTTGGTGGGGTTGTTGACTCCAAGATTGCCAGTTGCTTGATTCTGTTGGTTGGTAGACCGTTCTACAGCATTACCCTCACCTGGAGAAAGACCATTTAAGTTAATAGCATTAACTGCATTGGTTGCCCCAGTGGTAGCAGCGTTCAATGCCGGGGCGGCAGCGGTACTTTGCACTGCCTTGTTTGCAGTGTTCAACATAGAAGGAAGACCTTGAGAGTATAGGTTCAACAACTGTGTTGGGTTTAGTTGAGCCTGCGAAGCAGACTGACTCATACCACCTGACTGCGAAGAACTAGTACCTTGTGATTGTGTACTACCATCACTAGCACCTCCATTATAATACCTTAACCCCATCTTCTGTTCAACCTTGAAATTGTTAATCATATTAGCTTCCTATAAAGTTTTTTAGTGTTGTAATAGACTGCACGACCATGTCGTATTCCTGCAAGTGTAAAATCTGGATGTCTCTCTTTGAGTTTGGCAGCAAACCTCCCAAGTCGTTCAAGAGACATTGCCATGTTGAATGTGACGAAACACAATTTCTTCTCTGGGATAAACTCTGCAAGTATCATCCCAGCAATCTTCCCGTCAAGTCCCTGTTCAAAGTACATAGACTGTTCATCAATCCCCTTCTTCAACAAAGAGGCAATCTCCAATTCAGTCCTTCCTTCAAAGATCTCCTGCCCTTTGTTAGCCATCACAAAGTCAAGAAGATCTTTGAACGTAGGTGTCATCTCACATAACGTAGCATGAAATGTGCCAATTGGCACTCTATACTTTCTTGCGCTCATTTTGGTTGTAGTCCTTTACTGTTTGTTTAATTCTTCTTCTGATCTCTTCCAACCTCTTTACAGCTACTGTATGGTATACTGTCCCTTTACGACCTTCCTTGACTACTCTTGCTAGAGAGTCTCTCTCCTTTGCAAGTTGTTCGTAGGTGTTCATATATTAATAACCATATCCTCTACCGCCATACCCCCTGTAATATTTCCTTCTTCCTGCCCGGACACGTGGAAGTAGAACATCATGAGGATTCGCTACAGTAGCAATGACATCTTCAGTAGCTCTATTCTGATCCTCTGTCTTTCTTGCAAGTGACCTGGTAGCTTTAGCATCATAAGCCATCGCAGTTGCAGGATTGACTTCTTCGTAGTAGATCTGTAGAGTCTTGTTTACGATGATGTCATCATAGATCTTTCCAAACACAAACTCATCTTGGTCATTTGACAACTCTATGTTTGCTTGCTTGTAGAGGATCTCAACATAGTGTTCCATCACGTTTGTTGAGGTAGCAAGCCAAGGACACTGAGAGACATCAATAATCTGGTACTGAGCAGCAAGTTGGTTATTGGGGATGACTGTAAGAACCTTCCCATCAATATCAGAGAGAGTCACATCACAAGTATTAACTCTATCTTTCTTCACAGAAGTGAAGTCATTGTACTGGTTGATGGTTTGAACAGACACAGAGGACATCACAATAGTCTCTGACACATTGGTAGCATAGGCAGTAGGGCCAGAGACAGAGATCTTGATAGGAGGATTCTCAACAAACGGAACAGTAATCACTCCAACAGACGTATTGGTCACAGTACATTGAAGTGCCTGTACATTCTTCAACCTCAAGTTCCTCCAACTATCAGGCCAGTTGAACTGATTATACCTTGGACGCATCTTGTTTATCGACCAAGTAATCTGACTGTCTAACTCTCTTACCCCCCGCAAAGGTCCGACTCTTTGAGGGCAGGAGATTGTCTGGTCACCGTTGACCTTAAACACTTCCTCCATCTGTGACCCAGGAGGGTCAGATTGGTCATACAACTCTCTCGCAGCTTCGTTGACATAGTTAAGGAGAAGTGCTCTCTGTGTGCTGTCAGCAGGGTTAAGCCCAATCTTCTGACCTGTACGCATTAGTATGTAGGAAAGTGGCATATGTATTATGATTGATCGACGACTGCTTGTGTGCGGAGAGGTTGTAGTGGCATAACATCTTTTGTACTGATAGAGACAGATGTTAGTGATGCTCCATCAGTCCAAGAAATCACAGGGAATGCCTTCCACCCTTGTGATGAGTTAAAAGGAAATCGTATAGAGTTAGTTTGCGTGCCAACGTCTAAACCTATTGATGGACCGGTGTAAGTGTTGGCGGGCGGAACATACTTGAGTTTCTCTGTGATAGAGCCATCATATCTATTGTTCACGAATAGATGACAAGTGACAGAGAAGTCTTTGGTGATATTGGTGAAGATTGCCCTGACATCTATAACTTGCAATTCTTTCTCAGGATCTTGTGATGCGACAGATCCGAGACGCACAACCCCAGATTCTACAGTAGGAGCAGAGTACAACTGGACAATCTTGTCATCTGTCGTAATAGCATACAGAGCAAGTGTTCCAATTGTAATAGCAGCAAACTGCTTAGCGCCAGCACCACTCAGGGAGTTGAAGTCAACAGACGAATAGCAACTATTGATAGCGTCATAAACTACTAGTGCAAACCCCATTGTTGTGTTGACAGAAAAGATACCATAGTTGTCAAATACAACAGCAGAGCAAGCAAGTGTCACTTGTGTTATTCCAGTAAACAAGGACTGTATCGTAGATGAAAACACAGAGTTCCGCCCCTCGTTCTGTTGCTGTTCCACTGCGTTGAAGGACCTCAACCCCTCAGCAGCAATAAATACTGTATCACCTGCTGTTGTAGAGTTTCCACTACCAATAGGTCCAGAGATGTCTATGATCCCCTTCTCATCAATGCAGGATGACGAGAAAAGAATCTGTCTGTTGAACGTGTACTCGCCAAACACCGTAGGAGAGTTAGGAGTCTGGTTAAGACTGACAAGAAAAGTAGCACCACCAGCAGCAACAAATAAAACATTACCTTGCATTGCCTTGATAGCAGTAATACCACCTACTCCAACAGAGTAAGAGGTAGTAGTTGCGTCACCGCCAGGTTGTCCAGCCGTCGTTACGTTGACAACAAAATCAAGCGGACGGCCTGAGACTGACCTGTAGAGAGATGTCAGGTCTGACCCAACAACAAAGAGAATTCCATTGTAGAACTCCATCAGTGTCCCGACAGGAACATACTCTCTTAAGTCTGTCGTAAGAACACCACTACCATCGTACACAGCAGTCCATTGTTGATACGTTTGTGTAACACGACACTGAACGATATTATTGCTGTCAATGTACAAGAACCTAGGTTGGTTGGTACCATCCTGTACTAAGAGTCCTGGGACAGTACCAAACTGAGCAGATGCTGACAGATTGACTGGTGTCTGTGTAATACCAGCATTTGCTGAAGTACTGCCACCGACTGGTATAATTGCTTGTCTGCCATAGTTAGTGCAGTTGAGTGGGATGGAGATAGCCCAATACCTCGGGGCGGTAGTTGACATAGCAAACCCCGTTATATTAGTCCAATTTTGTGTACCTACTTGTGAGTAGTATGCACTGCCAGCAATGAAT